GATGAAGCGATTGTAAGAGATGGAAAAACAATAAAATCAGCAACAAAATTCCTTGTTTGCGGAACTGTTTTAGCTCCAGACTGTTTTATTTCAAGATTGTTGAAAGAAAAGAGCTTCAAAAGCATAGTTAGACGTGCAATATTAGTTGATGATATAGATGCTTTGTTTTCAAATGAATACTGGAGTAAGTTTAAAGAGATATATTTTGACGCAAAAAATCAATATGCGGAAATAGATGCAAAAAATTACTATTATGATAATATAGATAAGATGCAATTTCCTGTTTTGTGGCCTGATAAGTGGGATTGTTTATCTTTGGCTATTAGCTATTTCAATAATCCGTATGCTTTCAAGCAAGAGATGATGAATATTGCTGAAAATTCAAGCGGTTCAAAATGTTTCTTCAACGTCAAAACAATTCCGAGAATCGAAATGGAAAAAATTGAATTTGACAGAACAATGATGACGGTTGATTGTGCGGTTGAAACGGGAGAAAATAACGATTTTACTGCTGTATGTGTTGGTTCAAGAGGGCTAAACGGACATAGATATATTCGAAAAGGATTGATATATAAAAAAGAATTCGATGAATCAGTAAAAACAGTTTTTGACTTGTTAAAACAATATTCTGAAATTACTCATGTAATAATCGAAAGAAATACATTTCAGGGCAGATTTGCAGCAGAATTGCAAAAGCTTGTCAATGAAGATTCAATGTTAAGGCATAGGAATATTGTTATTGTTGAAGAAAGACAACTAGGAAATAAAGAAAATCGTATTAGAGCCATTGCAGGAAAAGTAAACAATGGCTTTATTATTTTTTGTGAGGAAGATGAAGAATTCTATAATCAGATATTAGAATATAGAGGTTCGAAAATAGGACATGATGACGCTGCGGATGCTTTAGAAATGCTTGATGTAAGGATTGATGAAATAAAAGTAATAAAACCTTTGAAATTTTTTGATAGAAGTTTATTGTTTGGGAGGTAATATGGGAAAATATAGAAAGAAACCAGTTGTAATCGAAGCAATACAATTCAACGGAAAAAATTCAGCAGATATTCATGAATTTTGTGGTGATAAAATACGAGAACCGGTTGGTAAAGATTATCTTGAAATCGAGACATTAGAAGGTGTTCATATTGCAAGTCCTGGCGACTATATCATCAAGGGTATTAAAGGCGAATTTTATCCTTGTAAACCTGACATATTCAAAATGACATATGAAGCAGTAGAAGAAAGCAGGTGATAGATTGATTGATGAAAAAATAATTAAAAATTGTCTTAATGAACTAAGAAATAGACAAATGAAATATAAAGTATATGAACGTTACTATAACGGCGATCATGATATTTTATATAATTATGCCATGCAGGATGCAAGAAGTAATATAAAAGTTGTCGTCAATTTTCCAAGAAGATTTATATTGGAAGAAGTATCCTATGTACTGGCTAATCCTGTAAATTATATCTCTTTTGTTAATGATACTGAATTAATAAATCTGATTGACTTGAATTTTAGTCACTGGTCTAAAGTACATGACCAGGAACTTTTGAAACAATCTCAAATATTCGGTGAAGCGTATGAATTGCAATACATAAACAAAGACGGAGAATTTAGGGCAACGGTGTTGACTCCTTTAAATTGTTATGTTCTTGAAGATGAAACAGCCGATAAAAATATACTTCTAGGACTGCATTTGTTTAATAAAAAATTTGTAACGGATAGGGAATTCCTTGATGTTTATTTACCTGATAGAATACTGCATTATGAGCTTAAGAGTGATAATTTAAGCTTAATAGGCGAAAATACTCATATATTTAAGGGTGTACCTATTAATGTAATGCAGGGTAATGCAGAAAGAAAATCAGAAATAGACGATATAAAATCACTCAATGATGCTTACAATAATGTTATTTCTGATTTGGTTAATGAATGTTCAGATTTTAGAAATGCCTTTTTTACTATTGTTGGCGCAGAAGTAGAAGAAGAGGATTTGTTGAAAATGAAAAAATCAGGCGTCATACAAGTGCCAGCAGGCGCAAGCGTTAATTTCTTAATAAAAAATCTAAATGATAGTTTTATACAGAATTTATTAACAACTATCGAAGAAAAAATCTATCAAATAGCTTCTCATATCAACAATCAAGAGAAAATGCAGTCAAATACTTCATCTTTAGCTATGCGAAGTAGGTTAATTTCACTTGAAAATAAATGCTCACTAATGCAGAGCCAGCTTGAAGTTGTGATAAAACAAAGATTGAAAAGATTTTTTGAATATATAGAACTTGCGACTAATCAAAAATATGATTACAGGACAATTAAAATTAAATTCAGTCCTAATGTGCCCACAGACTTAGCGGCAATAGCGCAGGTAATAACACAGTTGCAAAATACTATATCACAGAAAACAGCATTATCATTGTTGCCATTCATTGAAAATCCCGATGCTGAATTAGAGCAGTTTATGAAAGAAAAAGAATTATACGAAGGTATTAACCTAGATGGGGTTGTCTTTAATGAGTGATATTAAAAAAGATATTCAAAAAATCAGGCAAGAAGCAGAAAAACATACTTCAAAGAATATGAAGCCGATACTTCAAGCATATAAGCGGGCTTTAGATGATGTGAGGGCTGAAATTGCAAAAATATATATGGAATATAGCGAAGATGGAGAATTAAAAATAAGCAAACAACAGCGTTATACAATACTAAAACAACTTGAAAAACGATTAATTGAACAAGCAAAAGAGCTTGGAAATATTGATTTAGAGCATACAACAAATATTCTTTCTGATGTGTATAAAGATTCATATTACAAAACAGCTTTTTTGTTAGAAAAAGACATTCACAAATCAATTGACTTTAGCATTTTAAGACCCGAATTTGTCAAAGCAGCAGTAAAAACTCCCGTTAAAGGTGAAATGTTTTCAGACAGAATCTGGAACAACAAAGAAAAGCTTGTATCAAGGGTAAAAAGAGATGTTGAGCAAGCAATAATTGAAGGAAAATCTCCTGAAAAGCTTGCAAGACAAATAAAAAATGATTTTGGCGTATCGGCTTATGAATCACAACGACTTATCTATAACGAAGTTGCTCGTTGTGTCACACAAGCACAAAGTAAAATATATGAAGAATCGGGAGTTGTGCAAGAAGTAATGTTTGACGCAACGTTAGATGAAAAAACATCTGAGATATGCCAAAACCTTGATGGTAAGCGTTTCCAGTTAGGTGATGAGCCTAAAATTCCCGAAGAAACTCATGTTGGCTGTAGAAGCTGTATTATACCTGTAGTTGGGGGCTGGAATCCTACAAGAAAACGTGAAAATATCAAAGACAGTACAGACACAAAGCCGATAATTGATTATTCAGATTATAATTCGTGGGCAAAAATGAAAGGCATTAGTTAATTGAGCTTTAGACGTAAGTTTAAAGCTTTTATTTATATTTAAAATAAATTGCACTTTTAGGGCTGTAAAAGAACTAAAAGGGCAGGAAAGGGGTTATTTATGGAGTTTAAAGAAGTAAAAGCTTGGATAGAAACAAATATGAATGAAAACGAAGAATTAAAATCTTATCTTGCGGAACTGGGCAAGGTAACGCAGGAGAAGGTTGAAAAGTGGATTGAAGAGGAAGAAGGAAAGAAATTTATCTCAAGAATTAATGATAAATTCTTTTCAAAAGCATTGGAAACATGGAAACAAAACAATCTTGAAAAAGAGATTGAGAAGGAAATAAAAAAGAGGTTTCCTGAAAAATCCGAAAAAGATATTGAACTTGAGAAAGTCAAAACAGAACTTGAAAAGATAAAATCAGAAGCACTAAGGAAGGAATTGACTAACAAGGCATTAAAAGTAGCAACTGAAAAGAAGTTGCCAACAGATTTAATTGAATATTTTATTGCAGATAATGAAGAAAACACACTTAAAAACCTTGAAAAATTTGAGAAAATTTACAACAAACATCTACAAGACGCAATTCAAGAAAAAATAAAAGACAATTCTTATATTCCTCCAAAAGGAACTAATAATGATGCAAAATCAATTCAAGACATATTTAGAAAAGCTTTAAATAATTACTAAGAAAGGATAAGGTGATATTATGGCTAATACTATAGAATACGCAAAAATATTTCAAACTGAACTTGACGCTCAGATGGTTGCAGGTGCAACCAGTGGATGGATGGAGCTTAATTCCAATTTGGTAAAATATAATGGCGGTAACGAAGTTAAGATACCTAATGTAGTGATGGATGGCTTTGCCGACTATGACAGAAGCAACGGATTTGTAAAAGGTGCAGTAAATCTTAGCTATGAAACACATACTTTGACAATGGACAGGGGCAGGACCTTCCAGCTTGACGCAATGGATATTGACAAAACAAACTTTGTTGCAACAGCAGGAGCAGTATTGGGCGAATTCCAGAGAGCATATGTTATACCTGAAGTGGATGCTTACAGATATAGCAAAATTGCTTCTCTTACCATAGCAAACAACAGGGCAAGCGGTGGATATACTGCAAGCACAAGTGATATTTTAACAAAGCTTATGAATGATATATATGCAGTTTATGACATAGTAGGCGAAGGTGTGCCGCTTGTTGTATCTTTGAATATGGCAATTGCTGGAATACTTGATACTGCTGATAAGGTAGAGAAGAAACTTGAAGTTATAGAGTTTACGCAGGGTAATGTATCTATGAAGGTTAAAAGCATAGATAATATTCCTATTGTTCGTGTACCTTCTAGTAGGATGAAAACTGCTTATATTTTTAAGGATGGTACTACAGCAGGGCAGGAATCAGGCGGTTTTGAAGCTGATGCAAGCGCAAAAGACATAAACTGGATTATTTCCGCACAAAACGCAGTAATAGCAGTATCAAAAACAGATACTCCTAGGATATTTGACCCTGCAACTAATCAGACAGCTCATGCGTGGAAGATTGATTACAGAAAATACCATGACTTATGGATACCTACCAATAAGCTTAATGGCGTATTTGTAAATATCAAGCAGGCATTAGCTTAATGATTGACTGGAGGTTGTATCAATGTTTATTTTACAGAAATTAAATGTTGTTAAAATTGTTGATACAACTGCAAAAAAAGATGAATTAATACATCAAGGGTTTGCTATAGTGCAAACCCTTGATGATAAAAATAATGCGGTTGTAGAAAACAAATATGAAAAAATGAGATGGCAGGAACTAAGAAAATATGCAATGTCAAAAGGGATAGATGTTGCAGAAAAGAAGAAGGCGGAAATAATTGCCGAACTCCAAAAACTGGAGGGATAAAGCATGCTTGAATTAATGAAATTATTATTAGGAATCACAGATAATTCTAGAGATACTATATTGAATTTCTATATAGAAAAATCAATATTGGCAGTTAAAAACTATTCTTGCTTAGATGTAATTCCCGAACAATACAATAATGCTGTTGTTGATTTAGCAATATATTTTTATAAAAATAAAGATAAAGTGGGCATTACTTCAATGGCACAGGGTTCAAGAAATCAATCTATTATTGACGGTATTCCTGAATCGATTAAAGCATGTCTACCAAAGCCTAAAATCAGGGTGGTGGGATGATGTTTTACAATAAAAGAATTGAGATTTTAGGAATATCAGAAGGTTACACAGACGATTATGGAATCTATCATCCTGGACAGGAAACAGTAATAAAAACAATAGATTGTGATGTACAGCCATATTCTGCTGATTTGTTATATCGTGATTATGGTTATAATGAACAAGTTTCAAAGCGTGTATTTTGCGATTTAGACCCTGATTTAAAAATAGGTGGTTATGTCAAATACAACAATCAAAAATACATTATCAAAAAAATAATTGAGTGGGATGATTATGTGGAGTTGATGCTATATGAGCAATAAAAGTCCGTTTGATGCAGAAATAGAAAAAATAAAAAAAGCAAGAGAAAAAGCGGTTTTAGAAAGCTTGCTTATGATTGAGGCAGACGCTAAATTAATGTGTCCAGTTAAAACAGGCACGTTAAAAAGAAGTATTACACATGCTGTAAAGACAGAAGAAAACGTAACTAAAGGTTCAGTAGGTTCTAATGTAGAGTATGCTTATTGGGCAGAAAAACATCAGGCATATTTAGAGCCAGCAGTTGACCAGAATTTAGAAAATATAAAAAGAAAAATAGCGGAAGTTTTAGCTCCAGAAAAGGAGTGATATATATTTGAAAGTGATAAGAAAATATCTTGTAGAAAATACAGAATTGATTAACCTTCTTGGCGGTCAATACATATGGCTTGTTGAGAAGCCGAAGGAAAAAAATGCAGATAATTATATTATCTATAAATACAAAGAATTAAGCGGTGGATATATCAAGGATTATCAGCTTGAATTTAATATTATTGGCAAAGATTTAAACAAGCTTTTGGCAATTCGTCAAAAATTAATTGAACTTCTTGATGATACCAGGAACGAGAAAATAATAAAAGATACTGATACAACAATACGCAGCACAAAACTTTTAAATGGTGGTGGAATGGCAAAAAATCCAGAAACAGGAAACTATGAAATAATACTTTACTTTTTGATTAAGATTTAGAAAGGGTGATTTTATGGCAATGGATTATCAAACCAGTGAGCCTATAATTCTAGGTTCGGGTGAATTATACATCGGATTAGCAAGCGAAATAGCTGATTTATCTAATCTTACAACACAGGAAGAAGAAGCACTTGTAAACATAGGAGCGATTGAATCAGGTGCTTCAATTACAATTAAAACAGAAAAGAAAGAAATAAAAGCAGCGAATAGAGGACTTATTAGAAAATTTGTCGTGGATAAAGAAGTTACTTTCAGCACTGGAATAATGACCTGGGTTATGGAAAATGTTGCTAAATACTTGTTAGGTTCGACTTTTACAAAGGATGCTACAACAGGACAAGAAAAATTCGTACTAAACAAAAACGATGATGCTCCTATTATATATTTGCGTTTTGTGCATAAAAAGAAAACAGGCGGTTCATTGACGGTAAACATCTACAAAGCACAGTTTGACGGGGATTTGTCGTTTACTTTTGATGATGAGAAGCCTTTGACAGTTGATTATGAATTTGTTGCTTTGGCTGACAATAGCGGAAATTATGTTGAATTCATCGAGACATTCACAGATTAAGGGTAGAAATACTACCCTTATAAAACTTTATTAACGGAGGAATATAATAAATATGAGTAAAATAATAGATTTATCTGTATTGGTGAAAGACCCTCTTATTTTCAAAGATACACAGGGCGAAAGCTATACCATTCCTGGGGAAATTTCAACGCAATTTGTTATCAAACTATCAAAATATGCAGCAGATATTCAAAAAATCAAGGATGAAGCAGTTGCACTTGAAAAGATGCAGCAGATAGTTGCTGATATTTTGAGTTTAGACAAAAGTAAAAATATAACTATTGAGTTTGTTAAAGAAAGATTTGACGATATTAGATTCTTGAAAATAATAATAAGCGAAATGATGAAGCATGTTAAGGAGATAGCAGAAGACCCAAACTCCAATTCCCCAGAATCAAATTAAAAGGTTCTGGGGTTTCTTCTTCTACTGATGAAATTGAAATAATGGCGAATATTGCCTTTCTTATAAAACAAAGCGGAATGAGCTATTTTGAGATTATGAATCTT